ATGAAAAAGAAAACTTTATTGATAGCAATGGTTTTGACAATGGTAATGTCTACATCAGTATTTGCAGCAGGAGGAGACAATTATGGAGAAGATATTTTTGGAACAACATCTTCCCAAGTAACGACAACTAAAGCGAGTGCGACAGAAAAGGCAACTGATAAAGAAAATATAAAAAATAATGTTGAAACATGTGCTGCACAAAATAGCACAGAAAATAAAAATATATTAAAAAAGGCTAAGATTGTAAGTATTAAGAGAGTTAATAGAAATAAAGCCAAAATAAAATTAAAGAAAATTGATAGCGCATCAGGTTACCAGCTATGTTATTCTACAAATAAAAAGTTTAAAAATAACAAAAAGGTGTCCGGCTCTAAATTGTCATACAAGTTAAAGTTAATGAAAAAGGGAAAAAAATACTATGTAAAAGCAAGGGCATTTTCCTTAAGCAATAATAAAAAGGTGTATGGAAAATGGAGCAAAGTTAAAAAAATATAAAAAAAGTAAAAAAGTGCTTGCAAAGGTTACTGCTTTATGATAAAATTATTTCCGTTGCAAGAGCAATGGCCCATCGCCAAATGGTAAGGCACTGGACTCTGACTCCAGCATTTTCAAGGTTCGAATCCTTGTGGGCCAGTTAAAAACCACTTCATTATGAAGTGGTTTTTTTAGCTTTATGATTATGATGCATGTTTATTATTTGCAACCAGCCGGATTGTATAAATAGAAGTTCTTTTTATTATTTAAATCATCTAAAACCATTCTGAGAGCTTCACCAAAACGTTGGAAATGAACAATTTCCCTAGCTCTTAAAAATTTTATTGGGTCAGCAACCTCATTATCCTTAACTAATGTCAAAATATTGTCATAAGTAGTTCTCGCTTTTTGTTCAGCAGCCATATCTTCAAATAAATCAGTAATTGGGTCGCCTTTTGATTGAAATTCACATGCATTAAATGGGATGCCTCCAGCAGCTTGTGGCCATACGCCTAAAGTGTGGTCAACGTAGTACTTTTCGAACCCTGCAGTGTCTACCTCGTTGCAAGGAAGATCCTTGGTAAGTTGATGAACAATGGTTCCAACTATTTCTAAATGTCCAAGTTCTTCAGTTGCGATATCGTTTAAAAGTCCTGCAACTTTAGGATTAGACATAGCATATTTTTGTGACATATAACGCATTGCAGCGCCTGCTTCGCCGTCAGGACCACTATACTGCTATAACGTATAACGATGCCCTGGAACACCGATAAATAAAGGAATTGCGGGCAATTTGGTGTTAGTCGTTAATATAAAAATACATCAACAATGCCCCACCTTTTTTATCATATACAATTTTATCAACAACACTTGTCAAAGCGTCATGCTTTTGTCTGTCAGTTGAATTGTCTGATTTAATAATATCGTATGCGGAGCGTATTTTGTTCAAAAGAATGCTTTCATTTTCATCTTCAGGCTTCTTTGAGTACTGCTCCAGCATGGCGGTTAATTGTTCACGTTCCCTTTGTAATATTTCTTTGTTGGCCTTATATTCTTCAAGTGTATCAATTCCATCTCTATATGCTTCTTTAATACGTTCTTCCTTCATGCCTATTCTGTTTAATTTATTTTCAATTAATTCACTTTCTGATTTTTCTTCCTGATTTGTAGAATGTACAACATATTCTACAGTGCCACTATCAAGAACCTTCTGCAAGGCTTCCAAAATGGCAGGTTTAAGAGCATTTTCATTTGTAAGGTGCGATTCGTTGCAGGAAGCGTGATTGTATGCTGTACATTGAAAATATGTATTGCCTGATTTGCTTTTACCGGCTCTGACAATTCGACCACCGCAAGCAGAACACACAAGAAGTCCTGATAACCAATGTTTGTAGGTTGATGCCGGTCTTACTTTTTTACCGGGTCTTTTTGTTGCTTTATATCTATCCTGTGCTGCAGTAAACAATTCATTAGATATAAATGTATCATGTCCACCATCAGTAACAATCCATTCAGATTTATCTTTGACGTTTCGTGTAGCGTGTTCTAATCTGTTCCATATTATTTTACCATTGTAAAATTCATTTCTAATAATGTAAGCTACTGTTCTGTTCTGGAACTTTCCGTTTCTTTTAGTTCTATATCCAAGAGTATTTAATTTGACGGCAATATCAAAAAATGACATCTTATCATCTACATACCATGTAAATATCTTTTTTACTATCTCTGCCTGCTCAGGTACAATTACAGGTATTCCATCCTGCATTTTATATCCGAGTGGTGGAGCAGCGTTATAACCACCTCTGGATGCTCTTTCAGTCATTCCACGCATTACCTCACCTGAAAGGTTGATAGAATAGTATTCGTCCATCCATTCAAATATACGCTGTACTAATTCACCGATAAATCCATCAGGGATAGGTTCTGATACCGAAACAACGTCAACGTCAGCTTTTTTGAGTAGATTCTTATAAACTATAGCTTCTTCCTGATTACGCGCAAAACGGCTGAATTTCCACACAAGAATTACATCTATTGGATGTTCATCGCTTTTTGCCATTGCTATGAGTTCCTGAAAAGCAGGTCTGTTAGTTGCTTTTCTGCCTGAAATGCCATCATCCTGAAAAATAAACTGTTTTGGAATTATTATGTTATTCTTTTTAGCGTATTCAAGTCCGAGACGTATTTGTGCATCAGGAGAATACTCTACCTGATCATCTGTTGATACTCTGACGTATAATGCTCCTGTCTTCATATCTCATCACTCCTTTGTTTATTTTATGAAAAATGAGTATAAAAATAACACCCAACCAAAGAACAACAGTTCTGATTGACCGGGTGCTCCAAAAAATGATAAAATACAACTTGTCTAGGGTGGTATTTAATATCACAGTTTGGAGCTGGTCCTTTGTGGCTGGCTCTTTTTTTATATATTGACTAAAGACTTCGATTTGATATAATATACTTAACAAGAGAACCGAAAGCTAGACGAAACCTAGCCGCCGGCAAATAAGTGTTAAAAAATAGTGCCTTACTTTACCAGAGCAGGGGCACTATTTTTTGTGTGAGAAATAAGTAATAACAAGAGCTATCACACTGCACAACATTGTCACGAAAGCAAATAAGTCGCTATATGTAACCATTGGCACCAACCCCTTTCTTTTGTAAAGTCCGGCAGTTGGAATGTCACCCCTTCAGTTCTCCGGGTAAGTATATTATATTTTCAAAGTGTAGATTAAGGTAAAACTTAAATCATAAAACTTATTTGCTTAATTCTAAAATGTAATCATTTCTTTTACTCCATAAAACAGGAACAATTGAATATTCCTTTAATGCACTTAGAGCTTCTTTGGAAATTGGTTTTTCGAAATCCTGAATAAATGTGTATAATTGCGATTTGTTTTTTCTTTCTTCGACAGTATCAGTCCAAGAGAAAATTATATTTTTAGCCTGCGTTGTATCAAAATTATTAATAACTTTAATAATGCGTTCAGGAGCAACATTTGATTTACCAATACCAAAATCATAATTACTCATTAGTTTGCTTTTTCCACTAAAAGAAACATTTTCAATATAACGAATATTATTAATGTCAAGAAAATTTTGCACATCCTCAATAAAAATAGATTTAACATTTTTACGTGATAAGTAAAACATATCGCTAACTTTTATAATACATTGAGATAACATATGTTTTGATTGAGCTAGAGAATCACGGGAACATGTTATATATAATTCGTCATTTTTAGAAAAAGAAACTCCATGAGCTGCCAAGATAGAATCAAAAATTTCTCTTCTTCTGGTACCAGTAAAAATGTCAAATTGTGATAACTTTAACTCATTTATTGTTTCAGAATCATCTGTAATATAATAGCGTTCATCATCTAACAGTTTTATAAAAAGTTCTATACAATCATTATTTCTATCTAGAAATGGTAAAGTTAATCGATACACAGTATCTGAAATTTTGTATTGCTCAATATTTTCATTTAACCAATTAATATATATTTTTTTAAAATCTTTTTCCATATTAAATCACACCTTGTATATTCGAATCATTAATTGATATGTTACAATATTTACAAAAATCAAAAAAGATTGTAGTAAAATCATTTGAATTCTTAAACAGTATAGCATCTATTTCATTTAATTCATATGCCCAAGACATTCCGTAACCTTCTTTGAAAATATGCATATGATTTCTGGAAAGTTTTTTCCCATCAGGATTTATATGTGGTCTGCCGTCAATTTCTAATCTGATCATTAAATCGTTATTTGGAATTAATCTTTCCTGTAATTTTTTTCGGCTTAGCACTATGGTATTTTTCCTGCAAATATCTAGAGAAAAAGTTTCTTTGGAATTAATAGCTCCTACAGGTATACATATTTCCTCATTCATGCCAGGAAGAATTAAGCTATTAAGTAAAATATGTTTATCTAGTTTCATTAAGTTATTAAATTCTTCATTTGTTTTCATAAAATCTCCTTTATTCGGTTTTAGTATATTAATATTCCAGTTCAATTAATTCTTCCATAGTACAATTCAAAGCTTTGGCTAGTTTGTATACTGTAATGGCAGATGCTTTATTTATATTTCGCTCTCCACTTTCATATTTAGTTATAAGAGAACGACTTACACCGCTTAGCTGAATTAATTGGTTCTGGCTTAAATTCTTTTCTTTTCGTATATTTTGCAGATTACTCATATTAGTTGTCCTTCCAATGTTTTAAAAGTTGTAATGAGCTATTTTTCAATAGCTCTAACGCTCATTTTCGCTTTTGATATTAAAATTTTCCACGTAGCTCTACAACTTTGCCTATGATTTTAACAGGCTTTTCCTGAATTTCCTTATTTGAAAAATACATAGGGTCGTAATTTGGGTTGTTGGATATAAGAACAATACCATCGTTATATTTTTTTAATCGTTTGCATGTAGCTTCATCACCGTTAACAGTTGCGATAACTATATCACCATCTTCTGCATCGGATTGCTGACGAACGATAACAACATCGTTTTCACACATTCTAGGCTCCATAGAATTACCTTTTAGCTTTAGACCGAAGAATGTACCGCTTGATGCAAGTTCTTCTGTTATTTCCTCTGTGTCAATAATATCTTCTATAGCTTCTATTGGAATACCGGCAGCAACACGACCAAGTACCGGAATGCGAATGCCGGTAGATTTCTTTGTTGATGAATTGTCTTCATGTTGCTCAAATTCAAATGTTTCATCATCAAACCAATAAGAAGTATTTACTTTAAATGCTGCTGAAAAAGCACTTAATTTACTTTGGGGCAAATCAACTAGACCTTTTTCTATTTTCGCAATAGATGTTTTGTCTTTATAGCCAACTTTCAAGGCTAATTCAGTTTGAGATAATCCACATGTTTCACGTAAATTTTTAATTTTTAAACCAATCTTTTGCTGTAGAGTCATTTAATTCACCAACCTTTACTTTATAACTTGTAATAAGTGTAACATAACAAAGAATTAAATTCAACTTTTTTGTGAAAAATAGTTGACACATATTCAACAAAGTGCTATTCTATATTTAGGTTGAATGACATTCAACCACAAACGAAGAAAGGAGGAAATAACTTGAAGATATTTGATAATATCGATAAGGAAACAAAAAAGTCTATCAAAGATACCCTGATAAGTGCTCTGATAGACCTGTTGGTAGGAATAATCCTATTAGCAATTGATAGGCTGTTCTAGCCAGCCGGCAGGGGCGAAAGCCCTTGCTTAATTCAGATATTATCATATCCAAAAGTAAATGTAAATATGATTAGATTCTTAGGAGTGTACTTCATATGTATAGGTGTGGCTAAATTAGCATATACACTTTATTTGAGGTACAAGAAAAAGCTGGACTAACGGCTATACGGGTTGATTATTGGAATGGGAACATCTATGTTGTAGCATAGGTGTTCCTAATTAAGAGATAAGGAGATGATAGAGTGACAGATAGTGAAGCATTAAATAAGGTTATAGAAAATTCTGGATTAAAATTAACGTTTATAGCACGTGCATTAAAGTTAAGTAGAGAAGGGTTTTATAAAAAACTTAATAACCAAACTGAATTTAAAGCAAGTGAAATTGTGAAAATGCAGGAAATTCTTAATTTATCAAATGAACAAAGAGATAAAATTTTTTTTGCAAATTAAGTTGAATTAAAATCAACTTGAAGCGAATTATTTAATTTAAAAGTCGAAAAAGGTTGACAAACCTCGTGCTTATAGCACAAGGGAAACCTCGAAAAAGGTCGTATCATTATGGTATCAAAACGAAAGGAGAACAAAATGATACAGACGACAATAAGAATACCAGTGGAGTTACACAGGAAGTTAAAGGAGCTGGCAAAGAAGAAAGGGTTAACAGTCAATGCCTTGATTGTGCAGGCACTGTGGAAATTATAGGAGAGATTAGATGAAGCAAGGCAACAGACAACCATAGTGAAGCATAGGATAAAACATAACAGATAGGAGTGATGCAAAGATGAAAGTATTAATTTTTGTTAATTATCAGGGAAATCAATATGAATGGGATAATTTGACAGAACAGGAGAAAAAGAAAATGACTGAGAAGCTGAACCAGCAGACGGCTGACCAGTTAGGTTATGAAAAGGAGATTATAAAAAATTGATAGACGTACAAGAAAAAAGAATGCCTGCGGAAGTGGAAGTCCCGACAAGCATTCGCAAAATAATATTACAGTTTCATTTTATACCAATTAACGAAAATAGTCAAAAGGCTAAAAAGTCCAAATTAGAAGATATTGCATGGGACCTACATTTGGTTAAGGATGTTGTGATTGCAGTTCTAATATGTGCAGTATTAAGCAATAACAAATGGATTGCTACCGGAAATGTAAATAAGATAGCAGCAATCATAACAATTGGAGCAATTATCATATATGGACTATTTGCATTTGATGTATGGCTGCGTTGCAGAAAGTAGGTGCAGGATATGTATTACAACGAATGTCCTAACTGCGGAGCAACGTTAGACCCTGGAGAAAAGTGTGATTGTTTATTGGAACAAAATGAACATATCCATATAAGAAGAGTTCAATATGCAACTAAGGCTGAATGGCTCGATGCACGAAAAGGCAAAATAGGTGGTTCAGATGCGGCAGCAGTATTGGGACTTAACCCATACAAGACTAATGAGGAGTTTTGGGAAGAAATGGTAGGCCTTAGAGTTCCAATAGATATATCGGACAGACCGTATGTCATATATGGAAGTAAGGCAGAAGAACACATAAGGGCAATATTTGCATTAGACCATCCGGAATATAAGGTTGAATACTTCGGTGACAACATGCTTCTTAATGATAAATATCCATTTGCACATGCATCGCTTGATGGAGAACTGACAGAAGTTGAATCCGGAAGAAAAGGAATCTTTGAATGTAAGACAACAGAGCTGTTTAGTTCAATCCATAAAGAAAAGTGGGACGGGGAACATATCCCGGATAATTATTACATACAGGTCTTACATTATCTTATGGTAACAGAATATCAATTTGTTGTTTTAAGAGCACAGATAAAAAGCTTATGGAATGGTGAGATAAGGCTTATTACTAAAGATTATCATATTGAACGAAGTGAAGTTGAGGAAGATATTAACTTTCTTTATAAAAAAGAGCAGGAATTTATTAATAAAGTCAAAACAAAAACAAGACCGGCATTAATAATGCCAGAATTTTAAACAGAAAGGAATAGGAAAAAATGGAATTACAGATTTATAATCCAACAGATGAAAATGCAATCAAAAAGATAGATTGGAATTATGAGGAATTAAAGCAGGAAATAACAACAAGAGCGAATGATTATAAAACTCTTGTATACACAGACGACAACATTAAAGATGCAAAATCAGACAGAGCAAATCTTAACAAATTCATAAAGGTTTTAGATACCAAAAGAAAAGACGTTAAAAAGATGATGCTTGAGCCATATACAGAATTTGAAAGTCAGGTAAAGGAACTAATTGGAATCATTGGAGAAGCAAACAACAACATTGACAGTCAGGTAAAGGCTTATGAGCAGAAAAAGAGAGATGAAAAACTCGTAAAGGTTCAGGAGATTTACGATGGAATATTTGGCGATAGTGATTTGTTATCAATTTTAACATGGGACAGAGTATTTAAGCCGACATATCTTAATGCAACAACAACCCTTAAAAGCATAAAAACTGAAATGACAGAGTTACTTGAAAGAGTAACAAATGAACTTAACATTATTAACAATGATGATGGTGAATATCAGTTTGAAATGAAAGAAGAGTATCTTAAAAACTTCAGTATGACAGATGCTCTGACAGTCAAGCAGAGATTTGAAGAAAATGCGAGAAGAAAAGCTGAATATGAAGCAAAGAGACAGGCAGAAATGGAAGCACGTAAAGAAAGAGAAAGAGCAGAAGCTGAAAGTGTTGCTGATGCTGGAAAGATTCAGACTAATGAAAGTAAAGAAGAGAAAGAAACTGCAGCTACAGAAGCAGTAAAAACAGTAGAAACTTTCACGGAAGAATTGATTGAACTTGACTTTAGAGTAAGAGCAACAGCAACTCAGCTTGAAGGATTAAAGAATTATTTGAAGAGTAACAATATAGAATTTGGACCAGTGAAATAGGGAGGAAATACGGATGATTAAAATAGAAAATGGAAGTGTACATGTTAAAGGAACCAAATCAGATATATTATCAGATTTATCTTGCATAATATACGGTTTAAAAATTGAAATGGGTATAGATGAAGCAGATTTGAGACATGCAGTAGATATTGCTTTTATGAATGAAAATGAATTAATGGAGTCGTTAGATCATGCATTAGACGAATTAATAGATGTATTAACAAAAAAGTTCGATGATAAGGAGGAAAAGTAAATGGCAGTATCAAATAATTTAGCAAAAAGTCAGCAGAAAACATCATTGACAGCGTATTTATCAAATGACGCAGTAAAGAATCAGATTAACAGCATAGTGGGTGGAAAGAATGGAACAAGATTCATATCATCAATCATAAGTGCAGTTAATGCAAATGCATCACTACAGGAGTGTACAAATGCATCCATATTAAGTGCAGCACTTTTGGGTGAAAGTTTAAATCTATCTCCAAGTCCACAGTTAGGACAGTATTACATGGTTCCTTTCAAAAATAACAATGCAGGTGTTAAGGTTGCACAGTTCCAGCTTGGATATAAAGGCTACATACAGCTGGCAATCAGATCAGGACAATATAAGAAATTAAATGTGCTAGCTATTAAGGAAGGTGAATTGATTAACTTCAATCCTTTAGATGAAGAGATAGAGGTTAAGCTTATAGCTGATGAAGCTGAAAGAGAAAAGGCTGAGACAATTGGTTACTATGCAATGTTTGAATATACAAACGGATTTAAGAAGGCAATGTACTGGTCAAAGGAAAAGATGAAGGCTCATGCAATTAAGTATTCCCAGGGTTATGCTGCAGATGTGAAGAAAGGAACAAAGTGGACATTCTGGAGCAAGGATTTTGACGGAATGGCTTACAAGACAATGTTAAGACAGATTATCAGTAAATGGGGAATCATGAGCATTGAAATGCAGACAGCTCTTGACAGTGACATGGCAGTGATTAATGAGGATGGAACAAAGGATTATGTTGAAATGGATGAAGGAATGATTGTTGAAGGATCTGCAGAGGAAATGGAAAGTGCTAATGCCGGTGAAGGTGAAGAAGTAGCTAAGGAGCAGACAACAGAACAGTCTCAACAGACAACGGCTCAGGCAGTTCAACAGTCATTTTTCCAGTAGGAGGACAAGCCTATGGACATAGTGGATTACATTCCATTTGGAAGGGAGAATGCAGTAACCAGAACGCAGTTAAGGATTATGACAGGTATGAATGATAGAAAAATAAGAGACAAGATATCAGAAGCAAGAAGAGATACAGTTATTCTTAACATGCAGGATGGCAAAGGTTATTTCAGGCCACTTCCGGAAGAAAGACATCTTGTTGAAGCTTATGATAAACAGGAAACAGCAAGATTAAAAAGTATTGGTTGGAGCCTAAAGGCTACAAGGCAGATGCTTAAGAATTGGTAACTATTAATTGATATGCCAACATACATATCTGATAACAAATATATATCACGAAATTAATTAACTATGTTTATGTAATTAGCCTGCTACATAATGTGGCAGGCAGAAAGGAGACAAGGTGGTTAATTCAAAACAAAAAGGAGCACGTTTTGAAAGACAACTTGCAGGACACATCAGAGATTACGGATATAAAGCAAGACGAGGGCAACAGTATTGTGGAGCAAATGGAGATGCGGATGTTGTCGGACTTCCGGGAATACATATTGAAGCAAAACATTGTGAAAAGATGAAACTGTATGACTGGATGGCTCAAGCAAAATCAGATGCAAACAAAAACGAATTGCCAGCAGTTTTTCATAAGAAGAATAATGCTGAAATTCTTGTCACAATGACATTTGATGATTGGATGCAGATATACAGAGAGTATGAAGCAGGAAGACAAGGAGACGATTAAATGACATGGCAAAAGTAGGAATAGAGAGTTTCCTATTAGATTGCCACACTAACGATAACATGGCTGAAATTGAAGCAGCCTATGGCATAAAGGGATTTGCTGTAATAGTCAAACTCTGGCAGAAAATTTATTCAGATAAGGGGTATTACTGTGAATGGATAGAAAGAAGCCCACTTCTGTTTTTGTCGCAATGGTTCGGTGGGAACAGCGGTGTGGATTTAAGTTTAATAAACCAGGTAGTAAGTCATGCCATTAAGATAGGTATTTTTAACGAGAGTATGTTCAATGAATATGCCATTTTAACATCGGAAAGAATACAGAGACAGTATTTTGATGTTGTTAAAAGAAGAACAGAAATCGAAGTCATAGATGAATACCTCTTGGTTAGTGTTGCCAATTTTAAGGGAAATGTAAACATAATTGAAAAAAATGTATGCAGAAATGAGAAAAATGTATGCAGAAATTCAACAAGTAAAGTAAAGGAAAGTAAAGTAAAGAAAAGTAAAGTAAATACGTATTTCGATTCGAAAAAAGTGAATGATGCATTTGCTGCTTATCTTGCCATGCGGGAAAGGTCAGCACCAGTACCGGGAAGCAAGATTGTTAATCTCATTGAGCAGCTTAATACTTTTAAAGATAAAGGCTGTAGTGATGATGAACTTGTAGAGATTGTTAAAGAAGCAACATCAAAAGGCTGGATGAATTTTTATAAGTCAGACAAAAAGAAGCCGGAGCAGAGCAAAGCAAACTTTACTGAACGAAATTATAGCAAAGATGATATGGAATCACTTGAACGTAAATTGTTAACGAGGAGATAGATATGGATATAAACAAAATGACAAAAGAACAGATTGAATACCGAATCAGACAGATAGATGGCAGGGAAATGTTTCTGATTAGTGCTGATTATATGACAGATGAACAGAGAGAAGAAGTAAGGGCAATTACGCTTGAAAGAGAACAGTTACAGAAGAGATTGGAAGAGTTTGATGAAGAAAGAAATTAATGAACCTGCAAACTATTGGCATTTAATCAATTTGCCGGGAAATAATCAATATGAAATCAGTATAGATGGAAATATAAGAAAAACATTCAAAAACGGTAAGAAAAAAATGTTAACACCATTTAGGAGAAAGAACAAAAGAAATTTATTTGTGAAAATCACTATTGATGGTAAATCAAAGGACTACACAGTTTTCAAATTATTGGTTAATACATTTGTCAATGAAATTCCAAAAGGAAAAGTACCATACCATAAGGACTTGAGTATTTGGAACAATCATAGAGACAACATAGGATTCATAACAAGAGAGGAATTAGGGAAACTTACTGCGAGAATGTCAGGTAAAAGAAAACCAGTAATAAAGATAGATGAAGCAGGAAGGATTGTAGAAACATATGTAAGTGTAAGAGAAGCAGGCATTAGAAATAACATGTCTTATCAGACGATAGCAGACAGATGCCATAACAGAATAAAGAAACCATTTGCATTAGATGGATATAACTATCAGTTTGAAGAATAAAAAATAATCGAAAGGAGCGGAACTCTGGCCAGAGTAATGATATATCGGTTCCTGGAGAGAAATGGAATATTTAGAATTTTTAAAAAGCAAAATTGACATAGCAAAAGACAGTGGATTTGAAGTAAAAAGAGAAGATATAAATCCAATATTAAAACCACACCAGAAAGATGCCGTAATGTGGGCAATACGAGGCGGAAGAAGAGCTTTGTTTGAATCATTTGGACTGGGAAAAACAGTTCAGGAAATAGAATTTTGTCACCAGATAGTAAAGCATAAAGGCGGAAAAGCATTAATTGTATTACCGCTTGGAGTTAAGCAGGAATTTACACATGGTGCAGTAGAGGTATTAGGTTATAAAAAGCCTGAATATGTACGAAACATGGAAGAGGTTAAAAATGCCAAAAGTGACATTATGATAACCAACTATGAAAGAGTAAGAGATGGAAATATTGAACCTAAATATTTTAAGGCAACATCCTTAGATGAAGCATCAGTTCTCAGAAGTTTTGGAAGCAAGACATATCAGGAGTTTCTGGAAAAGTTTAAAGGAGTTGAATATAAACTTGTTGCAACAGCTACACCATCACCGAACAAATATAAGGAACTTATTCATTACGCAGGATATTTGGAAGTAATGGACACAGGTCAGGCATTAACGAGATTTTTCCAAAGAGACAGTACAAAGGCAAATAATCTGACTTTATATCCTAATCAGGAAGATGAATTCTGGTTGTGGGTAAGCAGCTGGGCATTATTCTGTACAAAGCCTTCAGATTTGAATAGTGAATATTCAGATGAAGGATATGAATTGCCACCATTGCAGGTAAACTGGCATGAATTACCGATAAACTACGGAGATACGGCTGATAAGAATGGACAGATGCAGTTATTTACAGAAGCGACAGCAGGGTTAAAAGAAGCAGCAGCCGTTAAAAGAGAAAGCATATCTGCAAGAATAGAAAAGATGAAGGAAATCGTAGATGCAAGTCCAAATGATAATTTTATACTGTGGCATGATTTGGAAAGTGAAAGACACGCAATAAAGAAAGCGTTACCGGAAACAGTTGATATATATGGCTCACAGAATTATGAAATCAGGGAAAAAAGAGTTATAGATTTTTCGGAAGGAAGGACAAGATTGTTTGCAACAAAGAAAGAATTATCAGGTTCAGGTTGTAACTTCCAGAAACATTGTCACAGAGAAATTTTTGTAGGCATAGATTATGAATTTAATGATTTTATTCAGGCAATACACAGATGCTACAGATTCCTTCAAAAAGAGCAGGTAATAATTGACATAATTTACATGGAGAATGAAAAGAGTATTAAAGAGGTTCTGGAAGAAAAGTGGAAAAATCATAATCATATGGTGTCAAAAATGATTGAAATAGTAAAGAAATATGGTTTGAATCAGAACAACAAGGCACAGGGACTTAACAGAAAGATAGGAGTGAAAGCAGTGAAGGTAGAAGGAAAGTATTATACAGCAGTTCATAATGATTGTGTTGAGGAAGTAAGAACCATGAATGATAATTCAGTAGATTTAATTCATACATCAATTCCGTTTGGAAACCATTATGAATATTCAGCAAATTATAACGATTTCGGACACAATCAAAATACGAAAAGATTCTTTGAGCAGATGGATTTTTTGACACCCGAATTATTAAGAATATTAAAACCGGGAAGGGTTGCGGCTATTCATGTAAAGGACAGAGTACTGTTTGGTAATGCAACAGGTACGGGAATGCCAACAATTGAACCTTTCCATGCTGACTGTATAGCTCATTACATAAAACATGGATTTCAGTACTTTGGAATGATAACGGTTGTGACGGATGTTGTAAGGGAAAATAATCAGACATACAGATTAGGTTGGAGTGAACAGTGTAAAGACGGCTCAAAAATGGGAGTGGGATGCCCGGAATATATATTGCTGTTTAGAAAGCTGCCAACAGACAAATCAACAGCTTATGCAGATGAACCGGTTAAAAAGACAAAAGAAGAATATACGAGGGCACAATGGCAGATAGATGCACACGGATACTGGAGAAGTTCAGGAGACAGACTTGTAACTAAGAAAGAATTATTGGAAGCAGACATTAAGAATTTACAGAAGGTATATCGCAAATATTCAAGAGAAAATATTTACAACTATGAAGAACATGTAAAACTTGCAGAACAGCTTGATAAAGAAGGAAGACTTCCGGCTATATTTATGGTAGTAGCTCCCGGTTCATGGAACAACCTTGAAGTGTGGGATGATATAAACAGAATGAAAACACTCAATACACAGCAGTCGAGAAGGAGAAAGCAAATGCATGTGTGTCCTTTACAGATAGACATCGTTGAAAGGATTATAAACAGATATTCAAATAAAGGGGATTTGGTTCTGGATCCATTTGGCGGACTTATGACAGTTCCAATGACTGCGGTAAAAATGAAAAGAAGAGGATACGGAATAGAGTTAAATGAAGATTATTTTAGGGATGGCGTCGGATATTTGCAACAGGCTGAAGAGGAAAGAGAGACACCTACATTATTTGATTACTTAGGAATAGATGGAGGTGAACAATAGTGACAATAAAAGAATTGGTGGAATTAAATTTCTGCATTGCTGAAATAGAAGTTGAGGTTAGGTCAAACGGCAGACTTAAAGCCAAATATTACATAGGAGATGGAGCATGGAGAGATGCGAAACTGCGCGAACATGAAGCACATCAGGATTATAAAGTTGAGTTTATAGCAGAAAAGATAAACAGATTTGAAAATGACCATGTATACCACGATGTTATATTAAAGAACATTCCAAAGAAAATATTAAAAATGGAAGTATATGCATGGCAGATGACAAGAAAACATTGGCATCCGACTAATTCAGATTCATTTGAAGCAATAGAAGTTACTGTGGAGGTGCCGGAAAACTATGATTTGCCACCAATGCAGGAAGAAAAGGAGCTTGAAGGGCAGATGGATATAAATGATGTGTTTGATAGTGAAGGGAGACTTAAATGGCAAGGATGAATAAAGAAGAGCAGGCAAGGCGTGAAGGAATGGCTTATGCCTTTAAGATTGCTAAAGAAAGAGGAATTGATGGACTGGAAAAGGAATTACGATTAAGAAACATTACAAAACTTCCAGTTGCTATCAAAGAAAAAGATGTTGAAGAATGGTGTGATGGAATGAAAAATCAGACAGTAGACAGTGTGGGAATCCTGGCAATGGTATCTTTAAGGGATGGATTTGGATTTGGTAAAAAAAGACTGTTAGAGTTTAGAGAAATATTCAACAATAAAACAGATTGTATTACGAATCCTGATTGGAGCTGCTGGGATGATCAGATAGCAATTTTAAAAGAAGAATGTGGTATTGATACATTCATAAGACAGAATGAATAGATGTTAAGAAATGTTAAGAAGTAAAATGTACATTGAAAACTAAATATTGGCTGATAAATTTCAAAAAACTTAATTTGTTTGGTAAAAGTATTGATATATACGTACACGTATGATACAATAAATATATCAAATGAAGGAGGTAAAACCAATGGGCAAGAGAAAAGACAAAAAGAGCCTTAAGATATGGGATTTGGTAATCAAGTCGTTAATAGCAATAGCAGCATTGATTACATCAATCGCCGAACTCATAAAGGCTCTTACATAGGAGAAAGGGAGAGAAATCTCCCAATCTCTTACAAGTATATTAGCACATTGGGAAAGAAAATAAAATGAAGAAGTTTAACTTTTCTACAGCATTTTTTATGTTTACCATCATATTAGCTTTAGCAACGGAATGGTCTATAGTAGGATGCGTATTTGTAATATGTGCATCGTTATATATGCTAATTGAGACGATACCGCAATTATGGAGGATTATAAATGGACGAAAAGAAGATTAGAGCACAGGACAAATGGGATATGAAAGCAGGAGTGTCAGCAAAGACATACAAAGTCAATACAGCTGTTGCAGAAGAATTTAAAAAGGTATGCAAAGAACTGCATTTGTCTCAGGGTCCTGAATTGACAAAGTTAATGCAACAATTCATTGAAGAAAATAGGTAAAGGAGAACAATAAGATGCCGAAGGGAGAACCGAACAGTCAGACAATCGCATCACAGAAATGGAATGCGAAAGCAGGGTACGTTGCTAAGACGTACAAATTAAAGAAAGACGTTGCAGATGCATTTGCAGAAACATGTGACAGGCTGGGAGTGAGTAAAGCGAGCCAGCTGACAAAGATGATGACGGAATTTATTGAACAGAATAAGTAATTGAGAAAACTATCAGCCAGTATTTGGTTGGTAGTTTTTTTATGCAAAATTAGCAGAAAGAGAGGGATAAATGATTAAGATATTAATTATAGTAATAGTAATCATAGTGATAGCAGCAGTATATTCACTATGTATTATGAGCTCAAAAGACGACAGGAGAAGGGAAAGAGACGCAAGAAGCTGGGACGAGGATTAAGTACATACGATTAATGGTGACTTGGACATTGACAATTGAATATTGGTAGTTGGAATGATATAATTATGTTAATAAATATTCGGGATAGGAGGATAAGATATGAATATTGAAGAATTATCCAAAAGAGTAGATCAATTAGAATTTAGGGAAGGATTAATACTAAAAAATTCTGAAGTTAGTAGAATTCTTTTGGAATACAATATAACTAGAGATGAATATGTGCAAATTCAAGATGTGATGGAAGATATGCGTAATAAAATTGAAAATGGTATACCTGTTTCAAGTGCAGAATACGAGACATCAATTCAAAATATATTTGGGGGATTTATAGCGGCTGGCCGTAGAACTCCTGCTATTGAATATCATTTTTGCGAATTTATAGCAAAGGCATTTTGGGAAGAAGGAAGCTGGGAGGAAGTTTTTCCAGCATTATATGGTGATAATATCAAATATAAACATCTCTTTGAGAATGAAGATTAATAAATAGTTCTAAAGCTAATAACAGACCAACTACCAATATTCGGTGGTTGGTTTTTTATTTTGCATAAAACAGAAAGGATGGATAACGTGGCAGAAACAAACAAAGCTAAAGAGTATTTGCTCCAGGTAAGCAGAGCAGAACATAGAATAAAGAGACTTCAAGAAGAAATACAGACATTGCAGGAACTGGTAACAAGTACAAGCGCAATAAGTCAGGGCGAAAGAGTTATATCTTCTACATCGCAGGACAAGATGGCAGATACAATTTGCACTATTGAGGAGAAAATAGAAGAATGGAACATAGAGGTTCGTAAATTAGTTGAGATTAGAGCAGAGATTATGACAACAATTTCAAAGTTAAGTAACGAAGAATACAGAGGAATTTTATATAAGAGATACTGTCAATCAAAAAAATGGGAAGAGATAGCACTTGAAATGGGAATCTCATACAGACATACAACCAGGTTACATGGACTGGGACTACAAGAAATAGAAAAAATAATAATATGTCCTTGAATGTCCCTATGAACATAGATTATCATTATAATATGATAAATACCTAAAGGGAACTAAAGTTCCTCCTCCGAAATTAAGTATTTATAGAGTCATCGAAGAATGAAAGAGCATCCTTATTAGGGTGCTTTTTCAAATTGAAAAGAGAAACAAAAAATAAAAGGTATAAAGCTATATGAAAGCTAATGAAAAAATGGATATAATAAACAAAAAAATAAACGATATAAAACCATATAAGAACAATGCAAAAAAGCATCCAAAGGAACAAATAGAACAGATAAAACAAAGTATTGAAAAGTTTGGATTTAATGACCCTATAGCAATAGATGAAAATAATATGGTAATTGAAGGTCATGGCAGATTAATGGCAGCTAAAGAATTAGAAATGACAGAATTACCATGTATTATATTAACCAACCTTACAGAGCAGCAGAAAAAAGCATACATATTAGCTCATAATAAATTGACTATGAATAGTGATTTTGATTTTGAAATATTAGATCAGGAGTTGAAAGATATATTTGAATTTGATATGGGGGATTTTGGATTTGATATTCCGGATATGGAAGAATTAGACGATATTGCCGACGGTTATTATGGCGATGAGCGAGAACGTACATATAATGCATATAATTTGGATGAATATGATGAATTAAGGAGTTCGGGGTTTTATCAAATGCCAATCATCAAGGCACAAAATGCAGAACCAGAAATAATAATTCCATTTAATTATGTTTTGAGTACTAAGAAAACAAAATGCGGAGTACATTTTTATATTGATGATTATCAGTTTGAAAGAATTTGGAACAGTCCACAGGAATACATTGAAAAATTAAGAAACTTTGAATGTGTATTTACTCCAGATTTTAGTCTGTACCTTGATATGCCTATGGCGATGAAGATATGGAATGTTTACAGGTCTAAGTTAATAGGTCAGATGATGCAGGACGTAGGAATCACGGTAATACCAACGTTACAATGGGCAGAGAAAGAAACATTTGCCTTTTGCTTTGATGGAATAGAGCAGGGTGGAACTGTTTCGGTGTCAACCATAGGAGTTAAAAAAGACAAAGAAGCAAAGCAGATATGGTATGATGGAATGGATGAAGCAATAAAGAGAATAAAGCCTAGTAAGATACTTGTATATGGAGGAGATATAGGCTATAATTTCCCTAAGGACATAAAAATTAAGTATTATGATAATAATGCGTTTAAGAGATAGAAGGTGAAATAAATGTTAAAGGACACATTTTTGCATAGAATGAAAGGAATATCAATAGATATTGGAGATTATACATTATATTCTAAACCCTGTAGAATTGTTAATATAGATACAAACGATGAAGTTAAATTTAAAGATATGGAAGATGCATATGAACATGGAATGATAGGTAGTGTATCACTAAAAGAATTTGTTGAAAAAGCAGATGATTCCATCTTCGTAGTTACAAATGATGATTCGGGAATAAGATTTGAAAATATGCACTAATATTATGAAAATAAGAGATAGAAAGAGAGGACAAAAAAGATGGCAAAAAGTAAAGTATACGTAGAACCAGAGGAATATTTTCCAAAGGCTATAAGAAAAGAATTTGGATTAGGTGAATATGCAAAACCTAAGCCAAAAGAAGCGGGGGCAAAGAAGAAAAAGAAAACAAAATAAAAGATAAAAGCAAGGTGTAAAAAACATCTTGCTTTTTTTATGCGTAAATTAGAAAGGAAATAAAGCAGTGGGTGGACGTGGAGCAAGTAGCGGAGATTTAAATGATGGTATTGGAAGAGAAATAGTTTCGACAAAGGATAAAGACATCTGGAGTTATCGTCACAATCCAAACAATGAACAGTTTGTTGATAACATTAATACAACAATAAAAGAAATGCAAGAAAACTATAATGGATTAATGAGCGTAATTAATGATATATATATGGCTAACATTAAAAATGGTGATACAGTTATAGCATTTTGGGATTCAGGAAAAGGCGAATTAGGAATAAATACAAGATATGGAGATATAAAAAAGATGGCTGCATCATATGATAAATGTGTAAAAAAAGGTTATCATCCCGGCAGAGGTAATAAGACAGCTGAACAAGCGGTAGTAGCGCATGAATTAGGACATTCGTTGACTAGTGTTGTACAACAAAAGTTGGGAAGTAAAGATTTTGACGATGTATCGAAGAAAATAGTTAAGGAAGCACAGAATATTCTTAACAAAGGATTAAAAAGAAAGAAATATCCCGGCACGATGAAGATAGCAAAGAATATATCTGGATATGCCACTAGTAGTAATGCTGAATGTATAGCTGAAGCAACAGCAGATGTATATTGCAATGGCTCGAAGGCAAAAACAGAAAGCAAAGCAGTAGTACAGGCATTACATAACTTTTGTAAGTAGAAAGAGGGTAGATGGATAATGGGCGGACGTGGAGCAAGTAGCGGAATAAGTGTTAGCGGAAGAAAAAAGAATGATTGAACGTGTTAAATCTATATGGTACAATTATGTAAATAATAAATAATAGCTCAAAAGAGAGCAACGTTTAATCAGCGTATGGATTTCCTTAAATGGAATTATTTATTATCAGCAGATTATAACTCAGGAGGAGAGTCCCTTAATTGAGGGAGACCCCGTGTGCAAATCCGGGTGTCTGCGCATATGATAGAGCTTTGTATATTGCAAGGCTCTATTTTTGTACCTAAAATTAAAGTAAAGGCAGGTGTGAGTAAATGGGAAAAAGTTTCAAGGATATGACAACAAAAGAATTGCAGGAAGCCGGAAGAAAAGGTGGAATAAAATCCGGTGAAACAAAGAGAAATAAAAAAGCAATGAAAGAAACGCTAGAACTACTTCTCAGTATGCCACTTAAAAATAAAAAAATAGTTGAGCCTGAACAAATAAAAAGTTTTGCAGATTTAAACGGCAAGAATATAGATATTCAAACAGCTATATTAATAGCACAGATACAAAAAGCGCTTAAGGGCTCAGTCGCGAGTGCAGAGTTTTTAAGAGATACAGCAGGTCAAAGACCGGAGGATATAATTAACTTAAATACAGACGCAGAAGACATGAATTTAAATATAAATATAAGTTATGGTGATGAAGTGAATGAACATAAAGGTTGAATTAAATCCGGCTTTTAAAAAAGTAAATGAAAGTACCAAAAGATATATAATTATGAAAGGCTCAGCCGGTTCAGGTAAGAGTGTAGACACAGCTACAAATTATATACTTAGATTAATGAAAGATGCAGGCCGTAATTTATTATGTGTTAGAAAATCAGATATAACTAATAGAGATAGCACCTTTGCTGAATTGCAAGGCGCTATTTTTCGTATGTTTGGTGAAAATTGGGAAAAGTATTGGAGCATAAAGCAAAATCCGTTGATGCTGGAATGCAAACATAACGGAAACCAAATAATATTTAGAGGTGTTAACGATGACAAACAACGTGAAAAATTAAAATCAATTACATTTAAAAGGGGAAAACTTACAGATGTATGGATAGAAGAAGCGACAGAAATAACACAGAATGATTTTGAAATAATAGATGATAGATTAAGAGGTGAATTACCACCGGGACAGTTTTATCAAATCAAAGCAACATTTAATCCGGTAAGTGCAACGCATTGGATAAAGCGTGTATTTTTTGATTTGCCGGATAAAAATACATTGACACATTCGAGCAATTATTTGAATAACAGATTTATAGATGAAGCTTATAAAGCACGAATGGAAAGAAGAAAATTAGTAGATCCTGAAGGATATCGTGTATATGGATTAGGAGAATGGGGAGAAGTAGGAGGATTAATTCTTAGTAATTATATAGTTGAAGACTTTGATATAACACCCAGCAGATTTGATTACATGGTTAATGCACAGGATTTTGGATTTAATCATGCAAACGCTTTGCTAAATGTTGGGTTTAAAGATGGTGAACTGTATGTGTGTAAAGAACTGTATGTTTACGAAAAAGATACAAGTGAAATCATACAAATGGCAGATGCATTGAAATTTGATAAAAGATTAATGATGTATTGTGATAGTGCAGAGCCGGATAGAATAAAAATGTGGCAGAAAGCAGGATATAAAAGAGCCAGAGGTGTTATAAAAGGTCCCGGAAGTGTCAAAGCACAAATAGACTACTTAAAACAAATACCAAAAATACATATACATCATAGCTGCACAAACACTTATAAAGAAATTAGTCAATGGAAATGGCAGATAGACCAGAAGACAGGGTTATATTTGGATGAACCTGTTAATTTCTTTGATGATGCAATGGCAGCTTTAAGATATTCAGTTGAAGAAATTAGAAGAAACAGCCACTTGAAAGCAAAAAAGCGACCAAGAGGCTTTTAATTTATAGTAGAAAAGAGGTTAAGGAATGGCTATATATATTGACCCAGATGTGGTACAGGATATTGATAATATAAATTCAAGTGTATTTCGTTATTTAATTAAAAAGCATAAAGAATACTGTCGTAAATTACAGAAAAATTATGATTACTATTTGGGAAAACATAAGATATTATCTTCGGACATGGAAGATACAGAAAAGGTAAGAGTGTTTTCTAATTATGCAAAGTATGTTGTTGATATTTCAACAGGTTATTATCTGGGCGAACCGGTTAAATATAATAGTGATAAAGCGAATAAAAATAAACAGAAAAAAGAGATTCTAAATGCAGGCATACAGGCGAGTATACAGAATGGAGCTGTAAGACAGTACGACTGGGAAGAATCGAAACAAATTGACATATCAAGGGCAATAGATGTTTATGATAATCAGACTATCTCAGAATGTGATGCAAAAATAGCAAAGCACATAGGAATATTTGGTGAAGCATATGAATTGGAATATGCTAATAACAAGGAAAACCCTGAACCAAGAACAACAGTAGTTGACCCTAGAAATTGTATTATGGTTAGAGATAATACAGTAGAACATAATAAATTATTTGCTATCGTATATCAGGAACAGGAAGATTTAGGAGAAGTTAAATATTATGATGTTACTGTATATACGGATCATAATATGAAAAAATATCGTTCAACTAATTTAGAAGATTTTGAATTTAAGCCGATAGTGGGAAGTGAAGCAGAACATTATTTTGGTGAAGTGCCAATTGTTGAATATCAAAATAATGATGAAAGACAAGGAGATTTTGAACAATGTATTCCTCTTATTGATGGACTAAATGAATTGTTAAGTGACCGTATTACAGATAAAAAGAAATTTGTAAACAGCCTTTTGGCAATGTTTGGTATTACATTAGATGATGATGATATAAAAATACTGAATAAAGAAAGATTCCTTGACGGCATACCATTGGATGCACGAATTGAATACATTCAGAAAGTATTTGATGAATCAAGCATGAATGTTTTATGTAATGACATCATAAGAGAAATACATAAAATGACATTGACAGTTGATATGACTGATAACAATTTTGCCGGAAATAGCTCAGGACAGGCTTTAATGTTAAAGCTAATGACTATGAACATATTAGTCAAGTCAAAAATGAGAAGCTTTGAAAAAGGATTGAAGAAACGTTTTGAAATGTATAATCATTGGCTGACAATTAAAGGGGAAATGGTTCTAATAGATAAAAAGGAGTTGGATATAATTTTCACTATTGCAATGCCAATAGATAAGGCTGAAATTGTAAATATGGTTACCAGCTTACAGGGAATAGTTGATAATAAGACATTGATTAGTCAGTTATGGTTTGTTAAAGATGTTGATGAAGTGTTAGAAAACTTAAAAATACAGAAAAAAGAGGCGCAACAGGAATATTTGGATAGTTTTGGATTAACTAAATCAACAGAGCAATATGGAGAAGAAAGCAATAATAAAAGTCAAGAGGAAAAAGCAGACGAGTAGGTGAATAAATGGCTAGGTACTGGGAAAAAAGAAGCATTGATTTGGAAAAGTTAATTCAGGAAAAAAACGATAAGACAATTATCAAAGTGAACAGATATTATGAAAATATATTTAAAGAGTTGAATGCACAAATTGGCAAGATTTTTTCAACATATGCAACAGAAGGACAAATGACCATTGAAGATGCTTTAAAACTGCTGAATACTCAACAAACAAAAGAGGTATATAATACTTTAAAGCGTATATATGACCGTACTGACAATGAGGAGATTAAGCAGGATATACTTAACAGACTTAATGCTCCTGCATATGCTGCCAGAATTGCAAGAATTGAAGCAATGCGTGATTTAATATATTCAGAGGCACAGAATATAGGGTGGGCAACTGAAATGGCTTTACAGGCGAGAATGATAGACACATATCAAACATCGTTTTATCAGACACATTACACGATTCAAAAAGGTACAGGTTTAGCTTATGATTTTAATAAACTAAGTAATCCGGCGGTAAAGGCAGCAATTGCAAATGAATGGAAGGGTGCAAACTATTCAAAGAGAATATGGAACAATACAGACAAATTGGCAAATGATTTGGAAGATATAATAACTCAAGGGTTAATGATTGGTATATCAGGCAAAAAGATGGCTACCAGAATAGTAAAAAAGATAGATAGCGGCAGATATGAAGCAAACAGGCTGATTAGAACAGAAGTTAATTATATTGCAGGGCAGGCAAGACTTAAATGTTACGAAGATATAGGTACAGAAAAATATATATTTATTGCTACACTTGATACCAGAACTTCAGTACAATGTCAAAAGTTGGATAAAACAATTCATTTAGTGAAAGATGCAGAAGTAGGTGTTAATTATCCACCGATGCATCCAAATTGTAGAAGTGTTGACAGCGCATACATAGAAGGAAAAGACTATTCAAAATTAAAGAGACGTGCAAGAAATCCGATAACCGGAAAGACAGAGCTTGTACCGGCTAATATGAATTATAGCGAGTGGAAAAAGAAATATATTGACCTGAAAAATGATTCTGAATATCAAAATGCAAAGGTAAGGGCGGGAGTAAAAAACATTGAAAAATTGCATAGTTCTGATATAATGAAATCGAAAGTAACAAGTGGTGCGTTAACAGATAATAATGATCCACTATATGAAAAGAGAAACAGGCATGCTAATAGTTATTACGATTCTGTTAGAAATAGTAAGAAAAATAATATTATTAATACTATTGCAAGTAATACAGGTATGGCAGAGTCTGACATATCAAAAATATATGATCATGTATTTATAAATGAATACGAATTGTATGGTGGAAAACGTAGATTCGATCCGGATTACGATATGGCTGAATCATTCAGAAGATTAAGAGAAGGTAAAGAAATACAAGAACATGATTTGATTTTATTAAGACATGAGCGACTTGAATATGAATTAATGAATAAGGAGGGGATGACATATCAAGAAGCACATAGTATAGCAGAAACAAAATATAATTATAGAAAGGCACTTGACGAATTTAAGCATAAAAATAGCTTATTGTAGAAAAGAGGTGTATTTTTGTGGTAAGAATTGAATTATTAGAATTAACTGATAAAATCGTAAAATATAAATATATTCCAGAAAATTCAGATGAATATGGAATAATTTCTTTGGATAGAATGACTGGAGAGAAAAAAATAGATAAGTTAGTTTTAGGATATTCTATGAATTATCCTGCTCATGCATTTCATCGAATAAAGGAGTATTTAGTGAATAACAATTTTCAAAAGAAAGATATTATAGCATGGTATTAATACCACCCAGTCGAAAGATTAGGTGGTATTTTTATACAATTAAATATGATTTAAAGAGCAGTTATCAAATGATATCTGCTTTTTTTATATGGCAAGGAAAAGCCGTAAAAACCAAGAGTTTATAACAAACAATAAGGCAGGGACTTATTGGGTGTATATAAAAACAAGTAAACTGTGAGGCAGGAACTCACAGGGAATAGGAGTTAGATATGAGAAAAGAAAGTAGACGTTTACAGATGAAGTTACAGTTTTTTGCTGAACCCAAAGAACCACAGGAACCTGAAAATCATCCTGAGGAATTAAGCCTTGATGATGTGATGGAAAAGTTTAGTGTTGATGATATTTTGGCAAGACCTGAGTTGGCAAAAGGTATACAAAGCCGTATAGACAGCACAGTTACAAAAGCATTAAATACAGCACGAACAAAGTGGGAGCAGGAACAGCTTGACAACATGGATGAGGCAAAAAGATTAGAGAAAATGAGTGCTGAACAAAGAGAAAAATATCAGTTTGAAAAAGATAAAAAGGCTTTTGAAGCTGAGCGAAAGAAGTTTGAGCATGAACAATTGGTTGTTGCTACAGGAAAAGAATTATTAAAAAGAGGATTGGATTCTAGCTTTGCATCTTATCTTACAGGAACTAATGCCGAAGACACAAATGCAAAAATCGATAGCTTTGAACAGTTATTTAATTCAGCAGTAACTAATGCAACTAACAAAAAAATGCAGGGAGAACCGCCTAAAGAACCGAAAACAGTTAAAACGATTACGCTAGATACAATAAAAACTATGTCAGCGGATGAAATTAATAAAAATTGGGATGAAGTGCAGTTAGTACTTGCAGGCAAGAAATAAGAGAAAAGGAGACTAAAAGATGTCAGTTAAAAATTTTATTCCACAGATTTGGAGCGCGAGATTATTAGAACATTTAGACAAAGCACATGTATATGCTAATTTGGTAAACAGAGATTATGAAGGTGAAATTAGAAACTTTGGTGATACTGTTAAAGTTAACCAGATTGGCGATATTACTATTAAGGATTATACAAAGGGAAGTGACATTGAGGACCCGGATGATCTTGATGGAACACAGCAGATATTAACCATTAATCAGTCAAAGTATTTTAACTTTGGAATTGATGATGTGGATAATGCACAGACAAATCCTAAATTAATGAATGAAGCAATGTCCAGAACTGCTTATGGAATGAATGATGTAACAGATTCATTTATTGCAAATTTAATGGCAGTAGAAGCAGGCTCAACAATTGGAAGTGACGATTCACCAATTGTACCAACAGCCGCAAATGCATATGATTATTTAGTAGATTTAGGAACCGCATTGACAGAAGCAAATGTACCATTAGTAGGCAGATGGGTTGTTGTACCGGCATGGTATCATGGCTTATTACTTAAAGACAGCAGATTTGTTGCAAATGGAACAGATTATAATAAGGCAATCTTAGAAGGCGGTTATGTAGGCGTTGCAGCAGGATTTAAGATTTGGGTATCAAATAATGTACCTAATACATCAGGAACAAAATATAAAATCATAGCAGGTACAAATGCCGCAACTTCATATGCTGAACAGCTTACAGAAGTTGAAGGATACAGACCTGAAAAGAGTTTTAAAGATGCAGTTAAAGGATTGCATATCTATGGAGCAAAAGTATTTCAGAAGAAGTGCTTGGCATGCATGACAGCTAATAAGGCCTAAGACAGAAAGTGAGTAAACTATGACGGTTAAGATATTAAATAAAAATACTGGTTTTACAACGGAATGCAGTAACAATGATGTTATAAAAATTTGTAAAGCAGATACTTTAAATTACGAAGTATCTGAACTTACAGAGCAAAAGAAACCACAACAGAGAAAAAAAGAAACTGTTAAATAGTGGAGAGGAGTGTAAAGATGGAAACATTAGACCGATTAAAAATAAGACTAGGTTTAGAAACTGTTGATGCTAATATGGAGGTTACATTGACAGAATATCTAGATGAAGCGGCAACGGCTATTAAACTTTATCTTAATTTGGATTATGATAAGGAACTTGATAGTCGTTTTGTTTCCACTCAGATAAACTTAGCACAGACGTATTACAATAGAGATATGGCAAAAAACGTAAAATCAGAAAGCTATTCAGAAGGTGTTGTAAGCCAAAGCGTGACATATATGTCAAGTAATGATTATGATACAAAAGAAGAGCAGCTATTAAGTAAACTGGCAAGATATAGGAGAGTATATGCAAGACGAAATGATAAGAAATAGGGGAAGATTTGGTTTTTCAAAAAGAAAGGTAATGGAAAATATTAAATCTACACCGGTATATCCGTATGAGTTTAAAACTGATAGATACGGTAATACAGAATATAATTATCCTGAAGAATCAGCGTACAACCTGGAACTAATATGGTTACCTATATCAAGTCAGGTAGAAATTGCAGAATATGGCGAGCGTATAAATGAGATGATGCAGGCATGTTTATTTTCTGATGATGAAATAAAAGAAAAGGACAGAGTTTCAATATCAGGAATTTTATACAATATAATAGCTGTAAAACCTTATCCAAGTTACAGATTACTCTTAGCTGAAAGGGTGAGATAAAATGGATTTTAAAGTAGATTCTAAAGGATTTGATGATTTCATAGACAAAATGTCTGTTAATTCGGAAAACCTTGAAAATAATGTAATGAAAACCGTTAAGCAAATAGCGCAGGAAATAGCAGATGATGCAAAAGACTTAGCACCGGTTGATACAGGACATTTAAGAGAAAATATTTTTTCAAGAGTGGTACAGGATGGAAACATAATAGTAGGAGAAGTATTTTCAAATATTGAATATGCCGCATATGTTGAGTTTGGAACCGGTACAGTAGGGCAATCAGCAGGGCTAACGCGTGAAGGGATAAATTTGCATTATAGACAAACACCGTGGAGATATAAAGATGAGGAAGGAAAGTGGCATTACACTAAAGGTCAAAAGCCACAACCTTTTTTATATCCGGCTATGAAAAATAATGAAGATAACATCAAAGAGAAGTTAAAAACAGCAGTAGTAATGGAGCTTAGATAATATGGTAGATGCAAGAGTACAGATTTTAGATTTACTAAAAGAAATTGATACAGATGGGTTGAAGGTATCTATGAATTTCCCTAAAAAGATTGATACAGTGCCTTTGATAACGTTTTTTGAAATTAATAATAGTAATACCAACATAAAGATACGTGATTTGTTATCGTATCAGATTGATGTGTGGGCGGATTCATTTGAAAGTGTTATAGATTTGGCAATGTTAGCTGATGAAAAGATGATAACGTTAGGATTTAAACGAGATTATGTAACACCTGATAGTGATAGCGTAGATGCTTCAGGATTATATAGAAAAACATTAAGATATAGCAGATATGTTGATGTTAGAACAAACAGGTTAATTGATTAGAGAGTGGTTATTGCATAGAGGTAATAACCACTATTTAGTTATAAGAAAGTGAGGTTGAAAATGGCAAGTACAAGCAAGACAACTGAAACACAAAGTAATGAAGAAAGTGAGGTAGCAGTAATGGCAGTTGAAAATACAAAACAGGGTTTGGCAAGTATCGGAATTTCAGTAAAGGTTAATAGTGTTGCACTTAATTATGTAACAGATATAGGCGATATTGGAGGTTCACCATCAGAACTTGATGCAACTACACTAAAAGACAAAATAAAAATTACTGTACAGGGTGTAAAGGATATTAAGGCATGGGAATGTTCATATTTATATGATAATTCAAGTACAACAAGTGATTTCAGAAAATTAAAAACACTTGAAAAGGCAGGAAAAATAGTCCCTGTTGAAGTAGCGTTCCCGGATGGAACAACATTTAAAACAACCGGATATGTATCAACCATGATTAATGGTGCTAAAGTTGACGAATTAATCAGTGCAAAATTATCAGTATCATTACAGAGCGATTGGGAGATTACAGACCCGGCAGCATAATATAGTGAGGGTTTATGCCCTCACTTTTTTTAAGAGTAATAATAAGGAGTAATATTATGAAAACATTAGAATTAAGATTAAAAAACAATGAAGAAATGGTAAAAGTACATTTAAGATTAACTTGTGGTGGACAGAGAAGTTTAAAAGAAAAATTTGAGGAAGACACACTTTCCACTTTAATGGGTGGAATAAATGAAATTGAAAAAACAGTAGCGGTATTTGATACTGCATTAAACTATAAAGATAACGACAATGTTATTACAGATGGAGAAGAATTATATGATTTATTAGTCGATAATGGAACTTGTGGAATGGATGGATTTGCTAAAGTATTAACCGATATTGCTGTAGCATCCGGAATTATAAAAAAGGATCAGGCAAATTCATTGCTTAAGAGTGTAAAAGATACATATGATAATGTATTTGATGAAATTGACAAAGTAATGGGAGACAATAATGAAAAGGTTAAAGAAATTATAGAAACACCCAGAGAGTAAAAAGCAGGAATTAACAGTTGAAAAGATAATTTTTGAAACAAGAGTAGCAGGTGCTGGATTTTATGAAGCATTAGATTTTACGTGGGGCGAGGCTATTGAATTTATTAAAATTTACAATGAACGCAGGAAAAGAGAAAATCAGGATTTGGCAACAATAGCTTTTAGAGAAGCTGATTTAATGTCTCAATGGATTTTTAAAAAAGAAGAAACAAATATTACGGAAGTATTTCCGTTTTGGAGTGAAGCGGAAAAAAATGAAGCAACAAAACAGGCAAAAATAAATAAATACAAGAACATTATGTATAGATATGTAAACAATACGAAAATAAATAAGTAATGAATTTAATAATTAGTAGGGAAAGGTGGTGAAAATAGGATGACAGTTGAAGAGATTAAGGTAAGATTTAGTGCTGAAATTGATAATTTCAAGAAAAGTATGGATAATGCTAAAAATTCAGTAAAAAAAGTATCAGATGCATTAAATGATATAGATGGAGATATATCAAGAGCTGGAAAGTCAGCAGATAAAAACGCACAAAGAATTGGAAAAGCATTGGAAAGTGAAAAAAAGAAATATCAAAGTGCTGTTGAATCAACAAAACGTTATGCACAAAGTGTAAGTGATTTGGGAAACAAGTACAATATTGCTGAAAGCAAGGCAAAGAAATATGAAACGGCTATTACGCAGCAGGAAACTAAATTGAATGAAATGAGAAATGCTTATTCTAAAATGTCTAACGTTTTATCTAATATGAATATTAATGGTAGTATTTCGGAAGAAATGCAACGTTTACAGCAAACATTAGATACTAACAAGGACAAGGCTTTAAAACTTGAAAATGCCATGAAACAGTTGAAAAACTCTAATTATCAAATTGGAGAAGTAGACGGTGAGTTTATGAATTATGAACAAATGACACAGGCTTTAAACAAGGTCGATGCTGAAAGCGAGCAGGCATATAATAAACTGAGCAAATTGAAATCAGAAGTTTCAGATGTAGACGGAGAGTTCCTAAAACTTGGAAATGAACAGGGATTACAAAAACTGAATACACAGATTACGCAGCAGGAAGCTAAATTGTCAGGTCTTAAATTAAGCTATCAGCAGGCAAGCAACAGTATGAATAATTTAGGCATGAGACAACAGCAGGCAAATGCTAAAATGGAACAATCAAAGCAGACAATGGCTAGTTCAAAGAATAGAATTATGCAGTTAAGACAGTCTTTAGGTTCATTGTCTTCAGTTACTAAAGGTTCATTTATGGCTAATGTTACGAGTAAATTAAAAAATGTTGGAAATGCCGCTTCAAGTATGATTCATAAATTTCAAAATGGAGTATCGGCAATTAAGAAATTTGGTTCAGGAATTGCAAATGTCGGAAGCAAAGTGGGTGGAGCGATTGCCAAGTTTTCGCTTTTAGGAAGAGCTGCTACAGGAGCTAAAAATAAAATTGCAAATTTCAGTAAAGGTATATCCCAAAATTTAAGAATGATTAACAGTATAGTTATGTCTATGTTAATTATGCAGTTAATGCAGATTTTAACAGATGGATTTAAGCGATTAGCCGGACAATCCGATTCATTCAATAAATCTATGAGCAAACTATACAGTAGTTTTGCATATCTGAAAAATTCAATTGTAGCTGCATTTCAGCCTTTAGCAACAGCGGTTGCTCCGATGATAGCTAATATAGTAAATACAATTGCTAATGCAATAAATAAATTAGGTGAATTATTTGCTGCCTTAACAGGACAAAAAACATATACAAAAGCCGTATATCAAAGCAAAGATTTTGCATCTTCTATGAATGACAGTGCAAATTCAACCAATGCTGCAACAGAAGCCAATGAAAATTATAAAAAGTCATTGGCAGGATTTGATGAAATTACCAAACTAGACAGTCAGGACAATAATTCATCAGGTGAAGGCACAGGTACAGGTACAGGTGGCGGTGCTGATGATGCAGGGTCATGGAAAACAGAAAAAGTTAATGTGGCAAGCAGTTTAGCTGATGATATTAAAAATGGTGATTGGTCTAGTGTAGGTAAGGCGTTAGGCGAAAAAATTAATAGTGCTTTAAGTTCGATTGATTGGCCGAAAATACAGAAAAAGGTTAACGGTATAGCAAGTAACATAGCGGATTTTTTAAATGGAGCAATGGAAGCAATAGACTGGTCTCTTGTTGGGGCTACAATTGGAAATGGAATAAATACAGTTTTAGGATTCTTCAATACTTTTATAACAAAGTTTGATTGGGAAAAACTGGGAACCAGCATAGCAACAACTCTTAATAGTACTTTTTCAACAATAGATTGGTCATTAGTCGGCTCGACTTTAGGAAATAGTATTGAAGCAGTAATAGATACAGCTTTTGGATTTGTTGAAACTTTTGATTGGAATGGTGTCGGAAGTGACCTTGCAACGGCAGTAAATGATTGCTTTGATAAAATTGACTTTAATAAAGCTGGGAAAACATTAGGCGATGGAGTAAAAGGAATTTGTAAAAGTATTTCTTCATTTTTTGCTGAAGTTGACTGGGAAGCAATCGGTAAAGATGTTGTAAGTTTTATAACAAGCGTGGACTGGCTGGGAATGATTTTCGAAGCATTAAAGGCTCTTCAATCATTTACTCAAGGATGCTGTGATTTTGCAAAAGGTATTTTTGACGGAATAGTAGATGCAATAAAAAATGCGGATTGGGGAAAAGTAGCCAAAGATGTTTGGAACTGTTTGGTAGAAGAAATCAAATTATTAAATACTCCAATTATGAACGTAACAGCAACACTTGCAACTAAGGCCAAAGATTTAGCGAATAAGTTAAAGGATGATTGGGATAAACTTAAGGATAAAACACTTGAAGCAGTAGCTGAACTTAAGACTAAAATAAACGAAACAAAAGAAAAAATTAAACAAAAATGGAAAGAAATAACAGCAGACTGGAAGGAAAAAGTAGCAAAATTAAAAGTCGAGGCAAAACAAAAGGCAAATGAAATCAAACAAAAATGGAAAGAAAAAACAAAAGAATGGAAAGAAAAAACAGTAGAATTAAAAGCAGAAGTTAAGACAACTGTTAAAAGTGTAAAAAGTTGGTGGAAAGATAGGGCAGATGAATGGAAAGATAAAGAAGTTGAATTTACTATTAAGGCTAAAAATAAGATTGAAGAATTAAAAAAGGGCTTCAAAGAAGCTATTAATACAGTTATCGGATGGATTAATAAGTATATAATTGATAACTTAAATAAAGTTTCAATTCAAATACCTTCATTTACCATAGCAGGTCAGACATTTGGCGGTCAAACATTTGGTTTTAATGTTGATCACATTAAGACGTTTAAGGATGGTGGATTTCCGGATGGCGAAGATGGACTTTTCTATGCTAACCACAACGAAATGATTGGTACATTTAGTAACGGTAAAACTGCTGTAGCAAATAATCAACAGATTGTTGAAGGTATAAGTACAGGTGTGTACTCGGCAGTAAAGGCTGCAATGGGTAACGGCAATGGACAAAATAATAACAGTACACCAATATATGTATATATAGGTGGAAAACAAATTACAGATTATGTCGTAAAAGATGTAAATAGTAGAACCAGAAAAGTAGGCATAAACCCTATTCTTATTTAGAATGGGGCATATGCTTTTTTTAGAAAGGTAAATGATATGGAAGCAACGCTAATAATTAATACAGGTAATAAGAAATTTGATAAGGAACCAGCTCTTAATGGAATTGAGGAAAGCTATGAGAAAATATGGAGTGAGAACACCGGTAGGTTATTAAATGGAAAAATGACCGGGGATATTATAGCCACAAAATTAAAACTTAGTGTTAAATATCCGATATTGACAGCAGCTGAAAGAGACGCGTTAAATACAGCTATTGGAGATGCGTTCTTTTCTGTTACATACATGGAGAAAAACTACAAAATGTACGCAGGAACACCAACATATCCGGTGTACAGTGCTGTAAATGGATTACCATGTTATGTTGGTGTCGGAGTAGATTTAATAGAACAGTAAAAGTTGCACCGGTGCAACGCTATAATAAATTTATTAGAACGATAAAAGAGGAAATTAAATGATTAATGTAACAGAAAAATATAAAGAATGTATAAAAGAAGAGAGAATATTCTCGCTAGAAGATACAATAATTCTTAAAGATGATTCACAAATACCATTAACTATGTCAGATGTTTTAGCTTATTCAATTAATTCAGCAACATCATCTGACAGTACATTTGATGTAGGAAGTGTTGTGGCGGCTAAATTATCGCTGACAATCGATAACACGGATGAAAGATTTGAAGATGTGGACCTGACAGATGCAAGAATATCAACAAAGATAGGTCTTTTAGTAGAAGACAGCTTTGAATATGTAACAAAGGGAATATTTTACATTAACAGTGCCCAGGATTCAGGAGACACTATAGTAATTGAAGCATATGATAAAATACTGTTCCTTGATTTGCCATATGCTGAAAGTACATTGGCATATCCTGCAAGTATTCGTGAGATACTTCAGGATGCGTGCGAACATTGTGGCTTAACGCTAGATGCAAATTTAGGAACCGGAGCGGATTATATAGTTAATTCAAAACCGGCTACGGATTCACTTACATATAGAGACGTTGTAAGTTACTGTGGAAAGATTTTAGGCAAATATGCATACATAGCAGCAGATGATCAGAAATTAAAATTTACATGGTATAAAAAATCTGATTCACCTTATGAGATAACTGAACAGTCAACTCTTACAAAGAATCGTTTATCAATGACAATAACAGGAGCAAGATTTGGATATACAGTTACAACCGTTAAGGAAGGAGAATCTGAACCGACGGAAGAAAACAAGACGGCATTTGTTGGAACAGAAGGATATGTTCTAACTATGGAAGACAATCCCTTGATTCAGACAGAGTACATGGCAAATAAAGTAATGAATATACTAAAAAGTTCCGTGGTAGGAACAACAATAAGGGTTTACAGTTTATCGTGTTTATCTGATCCTACAATAGAAGCAGGAGACAGCATTAAAGTAACTGACAGAAAAGGAAGGTCATTTGAAAGTTTTGTCACAAACTGTACTTTTACACTTTGTGGTAATCAGGAGCTATCTTTAGGCGCTGAAACTGAAACAGAAAATCAATACCAGCGTTTTTCAATATCTGACAAGATAGTATCAAAGGCAAATCAGAATAATCAACATTTGATTAATGATTACAATAACGAAATGCAGAGATTGACGGATTTGATGATGGGTTCGTTTGGTATATATAAGACAGAGGAAAAACAGAAGGATGGTTCAACTATTTTCTATCTGCACGATAAAAAAACATTGAAAGAATCAACAACAATCTGGAAACTGACAGCCAATGCAATAGCAGTTTCGACTGATGGTGGAAAGACATTTAATGCAGGGCTTGGAAGTGATGGCAATGTAATTACAAAAGTACTATCAACTATAGGTATCAGTTTCGATTGGGCAAAGGGTGGTACTCTTAATCTTGGTGGAGAAAAGAACGGCAATGGTGTACTGAAGGTTACAGATGCATCAGGTAATTTAGTTGGAATGATAAATAACAATGGTTTAAATGCATATCGAGGAACTTTTGGTGGATGGACTATTGATGGTGATAAACTGTACCAGGATGCGGTAGGAGTTGATGGATATACATATAGAGTGTATTTTCAACCTGTAGCAGACCCAAAAGTTAATTGGATGACTTACATTGTTCAAAGACGATTAAATACAACTGATGAATGGGAAAATATCTTTTATGTAACAGGAGATGGAGAAATATATGGGAAAGGCCATGCATATATAGGTGGTAATTTAGGTGTTGGTGGTGACTTGATAGTAAAAGGCGCTGCACAAATTGAAAATGTATCAGACATATTTGGAAAAATGTTTTGCTGTGTATCGGTAGTTGTAAATGAAAGTCCGGTTGCTATTTATGTCCCGGATGGATATATTCCCATAGCTGCAATTAATGCAGATTGGAATGCTTATCCTGATACAGCTTTTGATATAGTAAGACAGGGTGGTTTCAATTTATTGTTAACGAGAAATCTAAAAACCAATGCAGCAAGTTCAGGGAACTATGTAACAGGAAGTGGGGGAGGAAGACGAGCCAACGTTCTTTTTATCAACAGAAAGTTTATATCCGGCTATGACGTATAGAAAGGAGGCAGACATGGACAATAACATACATGAGGTAGAATTTGGAAACTCAACCCTGACGCAGATTGAACAACTGTATCAATATGACAAGGGACAGATTCTTAAGATAGCAGACCCAATAGAAGATGGAACAGAGGTACAGTTTTCAAATGGCAATAGCGAAACAACAATAAATAAAGCAATAAACGATAGTCAGGTAGAAATACCTGATATTTTATTGCAGGAAAATAAGAAAATCTTGGCATATTTGAAAATAATTAACTCAGATAGTGAAACAACAATCAAGACTGTTATTATTCCTGTTAAGGCACGTACAAAGCCGGCAGATTACATTGAACCTGAACAGGAAAAGCCGTTTAGAAAATATGTTGAAGAAAAGCTTGAAAACGCAGAAAAACTTGTAGCCGAAGCAAATGACAAAGTCAAAGTTAATGAAGAATGTCTAAAGCAGATAGATACCAGGACAGAACAGGCAACAACACAAATAACAGAGGTGACAAACGGCAAGATTAAAGACTTAGGCAATATCACAACTGCAAAAATAGGAGATATAAATGCACTTGTTGAAGCAAAGAACAAAGACATAGATTCTCTTGTAATAGCGAAAATGGGTGACATAGCTAATGTCACGAATGCAAAGATTGGAGATATTAATAATACAGCATCTGCGCAGATAGATGCAATTAATAAGTCAGCGACAGCTGCAGGAGAATCGCAGATAAAAGGTATTAATACAGTAGCATCAAGTCAGATTAGTAGCATTACAAATATAACAAATCAACAGTTGAATAATATAGATACCGCAGCTACACATCAGATAGGAATGATTGAGAATAAAACATCTATACAGATTGATGCCATTAATAGCACAGCTACACGTCAGATTGGTGCCATTAATAGCACAGCTTTAAGTCAGATTGATGCCATTAATAACACAGCTACAAATCAAATTGAAAATATGACTGTAAAATATTCTGATATGTGTAGAACTCTTGGAATAGAACACGAGGGAATAATTAATATAACTAGAAATAAAAATGTTCCTATTGATGTAAGGAAATACAAATATATAAAGTTTGGAACTGCTAATACAAAAGGAGGCGGTTTTAAAGATTATACATTGCCACCAAAAAATGACTGGTGTTCTATTCATTGTGATAAAAAAGAAATAGATTTTACTAAACCTTCAGATAGTCTTTTTGAAGTTACATCAAATAAAGAATATGATATTTCTACTTTTGATGATTTATATTTATATTACTCTTCACAAGACTCTACGGATTATGGATATATAAATTATAAACTTTATAACAAATCAGAAGAAACAACAGAGGAATAAAAAAGGAGATATATATGACACTTTATCAGATTTTATCCTTGTGTGGGATTCCTTCATTAATTGGTGCAATTTTTGTTAGTGCAGTTAATTATGTCAAATTAAAAAATTCATCATATAAATTAATTAAGGACGGAGTTATTGCAATTCTGCATAACAAGATATACACGTTGGGAAAACAGTACATAGCTCAGGAGCATATATCAGTTGAAGCTTTGGATGATTTTGAACATTTATATAATGCATATCATGCACTGGGCGGAAATGGAACAGGAACAGAGATTTATAAGAGAGTAAAGGAACTGCCAATGAAGCAGGGAAAGGAGTAA